CTTGCAGTACGCTACTTACGGCGAAGAGCACAAAGAAATCTACGAAACAGAGAAATCTGAGCGTAGCTTTGAAGAAGAGACAAAACTGTCTGGCTTCTCTGCGGCTCCTGTCAAGAACGAAGGTTCTGCCATTGCTTATGACAATGCGCAAGAAGCGTTCACGGCTCGCTACAACCACGAAACCATTGCCTTGGGTTTCTCAATCACTGAAGAAGCGGTTGAAGATAACTTGTACGACAGCTTGTCTGCTCGCTACACCAAGGGTCTGGCTCGTGCTATGGCTTACACCAAGCAGGTTAAAGCTGCTTCCATCTTAAACAACGGCTTCACAGGCGGTGTTTATGCTGGTGGTGACGGTGTTGCTCTGTTCTCTACAGCGCACCCTTTGGTGTCCGGTGGTACCAACAGCAATCGTCCTTCAACCAACTCTGACTTGAATGAAACATCGTTGGAAAACGCTGTGATTCAGATCGCTGCTTGGACTGATGAGCGTGGCTTGTTAATTGCCGCTAAACCTAGAAAATTGGTTGTGCCTCCTGCACTTCAGTTCGTTGCTACTCGTTTGCTCGAGACTAACCTTCGTGTTGGTACCGCTGACAACGACATCAACGCGTTGAAAAACAACGGTTCAATCCCTGAAGGTTACACAATTAACCACTACCTGACAGACACCAATGCTTGGTTCTTGTGCACAGACGTTCCTAACGGCCTGAAGCACTTTGAGCGTATGGCCTTGACTACTGGAATGGATGGTGATTTTGACACTGGAAACGTTCGTTACAAAGCCCGTGAGCGTTACAGCTTTGGCTTCAGCGATCCATTGGGTGTCTTCGGTTCCCCCGGTTCAACCTGATAAAACAACCCCACAAGGGTACGTTTGAGGCCACCTGCGGGTGGCCTTTTTCTTGTCACAAAGTTAAACTACGATGGACTTGCAGCCGCGGTGGTTGCATAAACACAGGGGCACATCATGAAATTTGAAATGGAATTTGGTTATTTTGGCAATAACAAACTTGTTATTGAGACACACGATTTTGACATCATTGAAATCTTCCAAAAGTTTGTGGAATTTCAAGAAAACTACGGTTGGGCAGTTGACTATGATGTTGTAGTTGAAGAAGACGAAGAGTTTGAAGACGAAGATGACACCGAAGAAGAAATTGACGGCGACATTGCAGAAGCTGCTGAAGAAGCTGCTGACAACAAGTGATACTAGGGGGCTTCGGCCCCCTTCTTCTTTTTGGCTTTTCTAGCAACACGTTCATCATGATGGTGAATGCGGTGGCAGTTGGCGCAGAGCACAATACACTTCTTGACCTCTTCCATAGCTCGTTTGAACGCACGGTTTTTTACCAGCTTGTTGACTGAATCTTCTTTGGTGTTACTGTCTACATGGTGAAAGTCAAACGTGGCTGGGTGGTCTTGCCCGCACTTTACGCACGCTAATGTAGCTTTAAAGCTACGCCACTGATCTTTATACGCTTTGGCAGATGCCCTGCTTGCCGCAATTACAATTTCTTTATTGTTGGCGTAGTACGTACTTGCGTACGTTTTTTGTTTAGTTTGCTTAACAATTTTGTCTTTATACGGCATGTTTGATCCGATACCGCCAGTACAACGCCGTTTTTAAACCCCAAGGTTGAGATGGCTCAAACATTTTGAAACCTATAGCTATCAAACTGTTAGCAGAGGCAGGGTTTTCGTTGGTATCAGTGATGACCCAGTTCATGCCTAACGCTTTGGCTTTGCGAACCCGCGCTTTAATAAACCTCTTCTGAAGCCCGCATCCACGATGAGCGCGTACAACACCTGCCCGACAAAGATACATAGTGTCAGACCAACGACTAGAGGGAACAACACCAGCGAACCCAGCAGCCTCACCATTCTGTGTGTAAGCGACATACCAGTATCCTTGTGTAATTGGGTAAATTTTATCGTGGGGGAGGCACGCTTTTTGAAGCAGCGTCAACAACTGCACCACCTCTGGCTGACGAGTATCGACAGGGACAACGCGGTATTTCATGCCCTTATAATGCCGAAAGATTGTGACAACAAAAATAATTGTTGCTAACCCCAAATAACTTTGGTATAAACGCAGTAACCCGGGCTTATCCGGTGCATTAGACAGTCCCGGCTGACGACATACAGACTGATGCACTTAACTTGTATGTAAGGAAAAATCATGGCACGCACTACGTTTCAAGGCCCAGTTCGTTCATTGGGCGGCATTTATCAACAAGGCCCAGCTACTACTGTTGAAATCACATCTAGCACCACATTAAACCCTGTAGATCACGGCGGTCGTATCATTTCTGTTGGTGGTTCTTTAGCCGCCGCACTGACATTGACATTACCCACAATCAATGTTTCAACAAACCCAATTACGTCTGGCCCCGGTGAAGACCCAAGTACAGCCAATAACGAAGGCGTTGTTTACACAATCTGGGTTCCTACCACCATCTCTACAAGTTCGTTAAAGATTGGTACAGACGGTACTGACAAATTTGTTGGCACAATTGTTATGAATGACGTTGATTCAGACGGAGCCGCTTTGGTTGGTTTTTCAGCCGCCGCTGCTAACGACTTTATTAACTTAAATGGCACGACTACTGGTGGTGTTGCTGGCTCATGGGTGCAGATTTTTGCTATTGCCGCACTGAAGTACATGGTCAAAGGCACAGTCCTTGGTACTGGTACTGTTGCCACGCCATTCGCTAACTCCTAATCAACCCAAGGGGCTTCGGCCCCGTTTTTAAAGGAGATTGATTATGTCGATGCAAACTGATGTACAGGCAAGTGTCCCGCTAACTTCTACGGGGCAATTTACCAATCAAACACCCACTGCTCTTGCTAGAGCAAGGGTCAAAGCTGTTTATATGGTTCCAACAGGTACGGCTGGTAGTGTGATATTTAAAGATGGCGGGTCAGGCGGCACAACCGTTATGACGCTTAACACCGTGGCTTCTGCTACGCAACCTACGTATATTTTGTTTCCGGGTGAGGGTGTTTTATTTAGCACCAACGTTCATGGAACTGTGTCAAACGTAACTTCAGTCACAATTTTCTATGGCTAAGTCTCCAGCATGGCAGAGGAAAGAAGGCAAATCCGAGAAGGGCGGCTTGAACGCCAAGGGGCGAGCCTCATACAATGCGGCCAACCCCGGGAAACCCGGATTGAAACGTCCTCAACCCGAGGGCGGCTCACGGCGCGACTCCTTCTGCGCCCGCATGGAAGGCATGAAGAAGAAGCTAACCAGCGCAAAGACTGCCAACGACCCGGATTCACGGATCAACAAGTCTTTGAGGGTTTGGAACTGTAAGGATGGGGGCTATGTAACTGCGGCTGATGGCTGCGCTACAAAAGGTAAGACAAAAGGGCGGATGGTGTGAAACAAGAAAACGTTGAAACCATAAAGCATGTAGCGGATGGTGTAGCCGCTGTTACGGCTATTGGTACGGTAATGCAACTACTTCCTGCGGTTGCCGCACTATTCACAATTGTGTGGACAGGCATGCGAATCGCCGAAATGATCGCGGGTAAACCCTTTGCTGAAATAATCCGCAGGAAGAAGGCAGACGATGCCATCGACAAGTAAAAAACAACACAACTTCATGGCAGCAATTGCGAATAACCCCGCGTTTGCCAAGAAAGTTGGAATACCGCAAAACGTTGGTAAAGATTTTACTGACGCTGACAAAGGTAAGAAGTTTGGTTCTGGCGGAGCAACCCGTCCAGATGTTCAGAAGGTGAATAAGTCTAAAACCGATCACGGAAAAATGGCTTTTTTTAAAGAAGGTGGTAATACTATGGCTTCCAAAATGAATCCCGGATTTATGGCAATGATGGCTAAGAAAAAAGCCGGAGCTAAAGCAGAAATGCCAATGAAAAAGATGGCCGGTGGCGGTTCTGCTTCTAAACGTGCTGACGGTGTTGCTACAAAAGGCAAGACCAAAGGCACAATGATTGCCATGAAATACGGCGGCAAAGCCTGCTAACACCATGATGGCCAGCCGTGGAATGGGGGACATCTCCCCCTCTAAAATGCCCAAGGGCGTCAAGAAAGCCCGGCGGGACAACACTGACTTTACCCAGTATAAAGAGGGTGGGAAAGTCAACGCCGCTGGCAATTACACAAAGCCCAGTCTTCGCAAGAAGATTGTGTCTCAAGTAAAGTCAGCAGCAACGCAGGGTACTGGTGCAGGTCAGTGGTCAGCGCGTAAAGCTCAGCTTGTTGCCAAGAAGTACAAGGCGGCAGGCGGGGGTTACCGAGATTGAAAGCGCCTCAGAAATCATTGAAGGACTGGGGCGACCAAAAGTGGAGAACCAAAAGTGGTAAAAAATCTTCTGACACTGGTGAAAGATACCTTCCAAGCGCTGCGATCAAAAGTCTCAGCGCTAGTGAGTACGCTGCGACGACCAAAGCCAAGCGAGCCGGAAAAGCCGCAGGCAAACAATTCGTAGCACAACCCAAAACGATTGCAAAGAAAACGGCAGGATTTAGATGACTACTTCTGGAGTTGCAGCGTTTAATCTTGACCTCACAGAGATTGTTGAGGAAGCGTTTGAACGCGCCGGTTCCGAGATGCGTACAGGCTACGACCTGCGTACCGCCCGTCGTTCATTGAATCTTCTCTTTGCAGACTGGGCAAACCGCGGTATCAACATGTGGACATTTGAGCAGGGGACAATTAACCTGACTCCGGGACTGAACACCTATGCCATACCCGTAGACACGGTGGATTTACTTGAGCATGTCATTCGCACGGGCGCGGGTAGCGCATCCACGCAAGCTGACTTAACAATCACGCGTATTAGTGTTTCTACTTATGCCACGATCCCCAACAAACTGCAACAAGCCAGACCCATTCAAGTGTGGTTTCAGCGTTTAGATGGCCAGACTTCTTCAATCGGCACCACGCTTAACGGCGGGATTACAGCCACAGACACAACAATCACACTAACTTCCGTTGCCGGACTTTCAGCTACAGGGTTCTTGTTGGTTGAGTCCGAGACTATCCAGTATGGCTACATCTCTGGCAACGTGCTTTATAACTGCTTCCGTGGGCAGAACGGCACAACTGCGGCGGCGCATTTAACTGGCGTAGCTGTATACACGCAGAATCTGCCTTCTGTAACCCTCTGGCCAACCCCCGACAACAGCGTAACGTATCAGTTTGTTTACTGGCGCATGCGCCGAATTGATGATGCTGGTGGGGGTGTACGTACGATGGACGTGCCTTTCCGTTTCCTGCCCTGTTTGGTGGCAGGGCTTGCGTACTATCTTGCGCTTAAGGTAGAGAATGGTACGCAACGTTTAGATATTCTTAAAGCTCAGTACGACGAAGCTTGGCAAAATGCGGCGGGTGAAGATCAAGAACATGCGGCTTTGCGGTTTGTTCCACGTCAGATGTACATAAACTAGCGGTACATAAATGGGCAATCGCTTTGCATCCGGTAAGAACAGTATCGCCATGTGCGATAGGTGTGGCCAACAGTTTAAATTAACGGCTTTGAAAAAAGAAGTTATCAAGACAAAGCTTTACAATTTGATGGTGTGTGATACGTGTTGGGATCCAGATCAGCCGCAGTTGCAGTTGGGTATGTACCCAGTGGATGATCCGCAAGCTGTGCGTAACCCACGCAAGGACACAACGTACGTCACGGCAGGTGTAAATGCTAGTGGCAGTTTGACTGGCGGTTCGCGGGATGTTCAGTGGGGATGGTCGCCCGTTGGTGGGTCGAGTAATTTTGATGTGAGTTTGACCCCCAACTACTTGGTGGCAACGACAAATGTTGGTACAGTTACAGTAAATTAAAGGAGTCTAGTATGG